TGCCAAAAAGCATTTCAATGGAATTGCAGGTGGATTCAACTTTCTTGTATTCCAACAACCACTCCGTAAGAAGTGTGATGCGTTCAGCTTTTGTAAGTGCGTTCATGCTGGTAGCAAGTATGTGACTAGGGGGTGGGGTTTGTAAAGGCTTTTCTCGCCTCCCTGAAAGTTTTTCTTTTCAAGTCCCACGCATCGCGCTGCTTTTTGAGCTTCCCTGCGCGGCCATTCCAGAAGCGACCCCCGAGTGTTTCGTAGAAAATCGCTCTATCCAAGGAGGTGATTCTGCGGTCGGCGTGGCGGAGCTTTTTGAAGATGGCCGAGCGAGCACGACTCGAACGTGCGCCTCCCGCACTGCTGCGGGTGTTCTGTCCACCTAAACTATCACTCGGGAAGGTTGTCATTTACCTGCCATGATTTCCAAGTAGGTTTCCTTGGAGGTGTGGCGACGGATGTATTTCTTGATGAAGGGACTCACAATGCTCCTGTCGGGAGCATCGGCTGCGGGAGTGGCGAAGTTCTGCCGGTTGGTGTCAATGCTCCGAAACTTCGGCGTGTATGGCTTTGAGTAGGCTTCTTCCCTTCGGGCGTTCGCAGCACTCTCCTGAGCCATCTGAGCCGTTAGCTTTTGGCTGGGTTTGTTCTTGGATGGCCGCACAGGCGGAGCTTTACCATGCTCCCCGGCGTGGCACTTCTCGCACAGCGTTTCCAAGTCTTCAAGCAGGGTGTCCTGCGGCGTCTTGCGATAAACCTTGTGGTGAACCTGCAATCGAACCGGCCACTCACAGCGCACGCACCTCCTTCCGTCTCGCTCAATCGCCTCTGAGCGGAGCCGATGCCAGTGCTCGGTGAGGAGGTAAAGTTGGTAGGCTTCTCGGTTCATCGGAGTTAGGCGAAGTTGTTGTCCATTTTCTCGCCCAACGAGGAAACGTATTTCTTCCAGTCGTAGATCGGAACCCAGTGGTTAGCTTTGGCTCGCCAATGATGCCATTTGTGGCGGCAGAGGTCACGATACAGGTCGGGACGGTGCGCCCCCAGCAACTCGGAACATTCAAAAAGCAGGAAGGCGTCGAATTCTTCTTGGCTTGGGAATTGATGCCCCTTCGGGGCAGGTAAATCCCCCAACTGCTGCTCCTTACTTTTCTTAGAAGGTTTCCAAACTGGCTCAAAAGAAAGACCATCCGGCGCAGCCGATGTCTCTTTAGTCTCTTTAGACTCCTTCTTACTACACTCCTTCTTACTAAGAGGTGGGTTTCCCACATGCGGAAAACCGACATCTGGTTTAGAGGGCGAAGATTTTTGATTTTTAAGAGCTGGCGGATTGCAGGTGTCGCTGACAATCCAGCGCCATTCCTGAACCTTTCCATTCTCGCCCTTAATGCACTCAAGGTTGACGTAGCCGACCTCTCGCAGTTCCTTCAGCGCAGCTCTTACCGAGCAGTCTCCGTCGGTGGACTGGTTGATGAGGTCTGCCCTACGAACCTTCCATGTATAAGGCTTTCCGAGAAGGTAGCAGATCACGCCCTTGGCCTTCCAAGAAAGGCGAGTGTCTGAAAGAATCTCGTGGGGGATGCGAGCGAAGGGGTCTTCGCGCTTACGGCTGATGTAGATGTTCTGTTCCATAAAAGAAAAGGCCCGCTCGTGTAGCGCCAAGCGGGCCTTTTCTACCGTCACCAACAAAAAACTGTGTTTGCTCTCTTCTCAGTCGCTACACTGAATCGAACGCCACGACCTTACTCTCGACCGGCGAACCGTCAACAAAAACTTTCGACTGATGCTTCCTGCATCTAACCTTCCAAGCCAACCCTTCAGCCTGTTCCCTTGAGCACCCTCCATCGAACTCGTGGATGGCGGCACGCTCCTCTTGGATTTCTTGGCAGACTTCGCAGGTCATAGCAGCACCGAGACTGGCTGAGAGCTGGCCCGGTTGGCAAGAATCGCTTTCTTGGCCCGGAACAATTCCTCATAGCACATTGCCTGAAGCGGGTAGGTAAGAGCATCCCAGGCGTGCTTGAACTCGGAAGCCCGGTCAACGGGGGTGTTCTTGCCCTTCTTAATGGACTGCACCGACATGATGGTTTGCGGGCATTTCGTCTTGGAGAACTGGAGGCGGTCCTCGAAGAGTAGCCTGCGGGTGATGTCAATGCGTTGTCGCACAGAGCCGTCTCCCTTTTCAACGGCCAGCAGCTTGATTCGCTTCTTCGACGACAGATAGACCTCCACATGCTGCCTTCGATTGGAAATGGACTCCTTGAAGTCGAATGCGGAACGGTCGGAGTAGTGCGTCCAGTGAATTGTTCTTCCAAGGTAGCTCTCCCAGAAATCCATCTTTTCGAGCACTCCCTCGGTAAAATCTTCGATGGATGCGTCGGAATGCAGCATCACCAGCTCGTCTATGATGGAGAAGTGTGGAACCTTGATGCCCTTTGAATTTGGCCAGTAGAAGCGCTCCATCAGGGTGAACGCATGATTTGATGTGCCCAAGTCCCAGCCGGTAATCAGCTCATAGCAATCGTCCGATGGGACGAGCATCTGAGGGTCGCGGTTGAGCGGTGTCTCCATTTCGCCTTGAACATGGATGGCGGGGCGGAATACGTCGTAGAAGAGGCCATCACCAGCAGCCGCAGTCCATTTCCCGAGATAGTAGCGGTCCCACAGCTCGGGTGAGTGAGCGTATTTGGTCTTCAGCTCAATTAAATCCTTCTCGGAAAGCGAGAGGTTGTCGTGAACGAAGACTTCAACGAGGCCGTAATTCTTCTGCTGGGCAACCATGTCTTCAACATTGATTGGCTTGTCGCCAATCAGCTCGATGATCTGCGTGGTGTCCAGCCGCCTGAACTTGTAGAAAATCTGGTAAATCCAGTGGTCTTCACCAGGGGATTCCGGGTTGGTGTCGATCACCATCGTCAGGTCGCTGGTCTTCCAGAAGCTCTTTTCACGAAGACATTCTGAGATGATGTCGAAAGCAGCCCTCGTCTTGACCCACGTAGCAGCTTCGGACCAGTAGATGAACGACATCTTCTTGCCCTTGAACCGCTCCTTGATGTCCGACTCGGTGGCTCCATCCCGGAAAGATTCAAGCTGGAATTCGCTGACAGTTCCGTGCTTGTTGCGGATGCTGAACTTCATCCTCTTGGTGGACCCGGCCATGTAGGGCTTGCGGACCCACTCCAAACCAAACCCACCTTCGACCCACATGGGAACGATTTCCTCAACGAGCTGCTGCCAGCATCCGCCATCTATGGCATTCGTGAGGGTTGGCGAAACGATGGCGATTAGAGCGCGGTCAACCTCCCAAGCGTGTTCGACGGCAGCGTGCAGGCAGCCGACCGTTTTGGAGGATTTACGCGGCCCGGAAACGCAGGTGTAGCGTGTTCTGTCGGGGTTTGCTGGGTGAACTTGCCAGCGGATTTCGTTCTGCTTGGGGAAACATTTTGGAGCCCAACTGACCTGTTCTTCGGTTGCCATAGATGCTGCTTGCACTTTAGAACTGCATCGTTAAAGTGCCAGCACAAACTATGAACAAGATGACCCTTAACTCCAAAGATCCCGCCGTGATGGAAGCCATCAAGGACTGCGCCGTGGGCGACGAGAAGGATTTGATCGTTCGGGTGAAGGCGACCGAAGTTGGTCCGATGGTCAACTTCGACGTGATGTCCGCAAAATACGCCGAGGAGGAAGTCGAAAAGGAAGAGGTGGTCGAGGATAATGGTGAAGTCGTCGAGGAGGGCATGGAAGCTGAAGCCCCGATGCCCATGAAGAAGAAGAAGGGCAACCCCGCGCTGGCCATCCTCATCGCTCCCGGTGGAAAGCGTTAAACTGCATGATCCCTCAGTCAGTCTTCAAGAAGCACGGCTGCGACACTGAGTCGCTGCGTGCTCTCTTCACAATCTCCGAAGACCAGATTACACCGGCCAAGGACAAGAAGGGTGTAAAGGTTCCCGCTCGCAAGACCTCCGACAAGACGACCACTGGCGAGAAACCTGGGGTGTATCGCCTACGGCAACTCCTGCGGTCCCGCCTTCAGGATGGCGCTCAGAACAACCTGCGCGACTACCGCATATTCGCGGCCATTGACTACGCCTACGACGCCCCTTTCCACCAGACCACCCCGACCCTCGTTCAGCACATCCTCCACCAGAAGATGACCTATGAGGAGTCTCTCAAGGTAGTCGAAGGCTGGGGGCTTGTGTGGGGCGACATCTTCCGTCTGGAACGCGGTCCTGATGGCGCTGTGCTGAAGGATGCTCAAGGCTGCAATCGCTTTGCGGTCAATGCTCCAAGCCTTGTTCGGACCCTGATTCCATTGGTTAAATCGCTGGTGACAGTGCGAACTGCCAAACTCTACACCGACCGCGACCAGATTCCGCTCTTCAAGTTTGAGCCCATCCACGCCACCGACGAGAACCGGCTCCTCTGCGAAGTCCTTACGAGCGTTGCTGAAGCGATGGTGACACAGTTCGGCTATCGCTCCGAGCTGAAGGACATGATCCTTCACACCCTCCTTTACGGCATCTGCCTCATGTTCCCGCAGGAGGCATGGTTCTGCGAGAAGCAAGAGGACATGGAAGGCGAAGACAAGATCGTGAAGGAGGGTCTTCGGTATCTCCAGCCGCATCCCACCCGGTTTTTCTACGACCTGATGTATCGGACCAGCTCGTTCAACACGAACACCGGCTGCAAGTTCGCGGGACATTGGCGCATCATTCGCTACGGCGACATCCTCCACAACCCGAACTACTTCAACAAGGGGGCCATCTCCTACGGAACGAACTGGTTCAATAATCCCTTGGCCGGGAACTACTTCTCGGACTTCTATCCTTGCACGGTGCAATTCCCGCAGTGCGCTCCTGGCAGCGACACCAACCGGGAAGATCGGGCAGCGTTCTACTGCGTGGATGACGAAGACAAGGCGGTTTTTCAAGCGGACCTGTTGTGCGAACTGATTCCGAGTCAGTGGGACTTGGGCACCTACACGCATCCTGTCTGGTTCCGCTTCGTGATGGCCTCCGATGACACGGTGATCTTTGCGGAGCCGCTTTCCTACAACCCAATCGTCTATTCTGGCTACGACGCCGACGGGAACCGCGTGCGGAACGCCAGCATGGCGCTGGAGTTGATTCCATTCCAAGACCAGCTTGGGAACATTCTCAGCCAGATTCTCCTGACCGCGAAGCAGAACCTCGCCAACATCACGTTCTACGACAAGAACATCGTCAACGCCACTCAGATTGAGAACTTGAAGAACTCCGGCGAGATGCTGGTTCGCGGGCTGAATTTCGTGGAGATGGACAAGGAGAAGGACGCCATTGCAGGGCTGGACACCCGGAAAGCCTTTGAGACGGTCAACTTCGCCAAGATGTCCACTGCGGAGCTGGTGAACACGATGAACACCATCATCTCGATGGCGGAGCGGATGCTCTCGTTCAGTGCTCAGGAGCTTGGTGGAGCGGCAAGCCACCAGCAAAGCGCCGAGGAAATTCGCACAGTGGCGGGGAACGTCGGTGTCCGGGTCGCCTATACGGGCACCTTCATTGACGATGCCATTGATGCGTGGAAGACGCAGATCGCCAACGCCTCGATGGCTTACATGGACAGCGGATTCGTCGCTCTGGTGTCTCCCGACATCCCCAACCTTGAGGAACTCCTCAAGAAGCTCGGCTTTGAGATGATCGACAAGGGTGGTGGCCGGGTGAAAGCGAAGGTGCGCGTGGACAAGAAGAAGATCGTTCCACTGCTCTTGGAGGGGTTGGCCTCGACCCGCGACGGCCCTGACCGTGGCACTGATGCGCAGGCTGCCACCGTGCAGATGCAAACGTGGTCGGCAATCGCTGCCAACCAGCCGCTCGCCCAGGCAGTCGGAGCGAAGACCATCCTGCGTGGCATGGAAGAGGCTGCCCGCCTTGGCGGTGCCGGGAAGGACTTCAAGCTGGATGCGTCCGGTGAGGAGCAGCCGAATCAGGAGCAGATGGTTCAGATGGCGCAGCAGATCCAGCAGAGCGCCGTCGAGGAGTCTGTGAAGCAAGTCACCCAGCTCGTCGCCGAGCAGGTGGTGAAGCCTGCCGCCGAGCAGATTGGAAAGCAGCAGCAGCAGATCGACCAGATGGCGCAGGAGGTCAATGCAGTGGCTCAGGGTGCAGCCGCAACGCAGGTAGCCGTCGAGAAGCTCGCCCAGATTGTGCAGAACGCCATGAGCGCCCCACCGCTCCCGCCGCCGATGGCCCCGCAGATGCCTTATGGAACAGAACCCATTCCTCCAGTTGGAGCCGAACCCATTGCCGGAGCCGGACCAGGTGTCCCTCCGCAAATGGCTCTCCCAGTCTGAGCGCACCAAGGTTGAGGCAGTGGTGAAGAGCCTTGGATTGAAGCACGCAATGGCCGGTTCCGAGCGGGCCATGCACCCGCATGAGGGAAAGATTGCAGCCTCTCGCGGCGACTTTCATGCGGCCATGCGCTACCGGCACTTTCTGCAAGTCCTCGATGAGTTGGACAAGCTGCCCCATTTCGAGACGGTGAAGACAAACATCTGACAACCCCACAAAACACATGCCAGCCACACTAGATGCGCCGAAAGGTGCCCCCGTGTCCGAAATGGACAAGACCAAGGATCTGCTTCAACAGTTCAAGGAGAACTGGATTCAGAGTTCGCCCAAAAAGGAAGAGCCCAAGGTGGAGCGCAAGCCGGAGAACTTCCCGAAGATTTCCGACCCCGTGGTTCCTGAGCCCGCACCTGCACCGGAAGCCAAGAAGGAACCCGCCAAGGAGCCCGAGAAGGCCGCAGCGGAGGAGCCTGCCAAGCCGAAGCCCGCTCCTGAGCTGGAGCGCAAGCCTGCCATCAATCAGGAAGAACTCTCCGAGTCCATCGTCAAAGGCGTGCGTGAGGGCGTCCGTGAAGCGGTGCGGCAGGAGCGGAAGGCGGAGGAGCCCAAGGAAGCACCGCTCCCACCTGTCGAGCTGAAGCGGATGGAGCGGCTGGCTGTGCTGGAGCAGCTCTACCCGGAAGACTACAAGGACATCGCTCAACAGCGAGAGAACTTCCTGAAAGCCCAGCGGAAGTATGAGGAGAATTGGATCAAAGAGCATCCCGGCGAAGACTTCGACCCGAACGCCGCCGACCACGAGGAGTTCTTCGAGAAAGACCCCATCAACAAGGTGGATGCAGAGCACATGGCAGAAGCCATCGCCGAGCACCGCTTGAAGGATGAGCGCAAGGCGTTCGACGCCAAGCTCGAAGCTGTGGCCACTCGCGCCGAGGTGAACCCCGCAGCGGCCCGTGAAGGGGCTCGTGTAGCGTCCAGCGTAGTGAGCGGAATTCTCGGTAAGGCTGGCAGCGGTCTGGTGAACTCCGACGGCTCCATCAATCAGGAACGCTTCGAGGCGCTCCAGACGGAAGACCCTGTTCGCGCCCCCGTGCTAGCTCACGCCGCACAGGCCGCGCAGAAGCTCGGGACCGAAGTGGTGAAGCTGTTCCGTGGAGCCGTGAAGCCGGACACTGAGCGCAACCCACTGCATCGCCAGATTGTCGAGTTCGGCAAAGGCGTCGAGGAACGCATGTTGCAACTGAGCCCAGACCAGTGGGAGGGACAAGACCAGCGCAACCGCAAGCACGAGGACTTCGTTCCGAGCGCAAAGTTCCACCGCATGAGCAAAGTGGAGCAGGCGAAACACTGGACATTCGACGAGCGCGATTTCGTCGAACTTATGGCTCTGGACCTGCAAAATGATGCGAAAAAAGTGATCGACGAAGAGGAAAATCGCATCATCACGCTGGCTAAACGGCGAGGTTACGAAGTGGCATCCGCACCGAAAGCGCCAGCCGCAGCCCCGGCTAAACAGCAATCTCCGCTAATCACACACGAGGAGAAACCCGTTTCTCCGTCCTCCGCGTTGCAGCCAAAAATGGCGGGCGTAAAAGGTGCCCCTCCAGCCGAGTCGCAAACTTTACTTCAGGCTTGGGGAAAAGCGTGGCTTGGTAAATAGTTCTTGCAAGCAAGCCGGGAAAGTTCTCGGCCAGAACAGCAACAACAAACTATAACGATAAAGCTATGGCCGTATCTGCGAATATCTTCAGCAAGTGCTCTCCGGCACTTGGAACCAACATCCAGGCTTGCGGGTCGGTGACGATCTGTAACGCCTCCGTCATCACCGCCGACAACATCGAAGAGGTCTTCGCTGATGCGGACGGCAACTTCCGCATCATGGATGCTCTGGCTGGTTTCCAGCTTGAGGTCAAGGCGTGCGGTGCCTCGCAGGTCGGCATGTTCGACTTCCTGATGGCGAACCGCGTGAACTGGTCGAAGCGCGTGGACGCCGTGAAGTCCGCTGGCCTTGCCAGGCTGCGCCCGTTCGTGATCGCTCGCCGCAAGTGGCCGATCAACAACAAGTATTGGAACGTCAGCGGCGGTCAGGCGTCCGGCGGAAACTGGCGCGTGGACGTGTCCAGCCCGACCGGCGTTCCGTTCGATGTGCGCTCCTTCATCGCTGACGAGGAAGTGTATATCCAGTCGGCGGGCGATGGCGGCAGCCTCTCCGAAACCCAGTGGAAGATTGTCAGCGCCACCGCGTTGACCTCGACCTCTGGCCGGTTGGTCCTGTCCTCGCTGAACTCCGGCTCCTACTTGGATGCCGACAAGCTCACCAGTCCCGTGACTGGCTGGCTGATTCGCGGCATCAACAACAAGGATGTCACGGAGAGCTTCTGCAATCAGCCTCCGAGCTACATCACCAACTCTGATTATCCGGCGTGGTATCAGACGATGCGGTTCACCACCTGCAAGAGCGAACTCTACGACCAGTATCGTGAGGCGCTGCTCGCTGGCGGCAACACCTACTTCCGCGATTTCCAAGACCTCCCCGAGGCGGAAGTCAACCGGCAGGAGGGTCTGGACGCTCAAAACCGCATGGCCTACGCCATGTTCTACAACAAGCCGCTGGTGAACCAAACGATGTCCACCTACGACCAGTTGGAGGACATCACCACGGCTGCGAGCCAGTTCCTCGACATCCCGACCAGCTCGCGCTGCGTCGGCAAGCGGGCGAACATGGTGGGCATCCTCGAACAGCTCGCCGAGTGCGACCGTGTGGCGGACCTTCAGGGTGGCCAGCTCATCCTGAGCGACCTGTTCCGCACGTTGTATCTCATGCTCCGCTCGCGCCAGGCGAACGGTGACACGAGCAACATGATCGACCTGTTCATGGACACCTCGACGGCGAGCCGGTTCCATCAGGCGATGGTTACTTACTACAGCGCCCAGAACAGCGGCCTGCTCCGGGTCAACATGAACATGGGTGGCGATTACAGCATCACCAACCCTGCGCAGATCAAGAAGGCCGAGTTCGGCTTCGCTTATCGCAGTTACCCGCTGGAGTGGCCGCAGGGCTTGGTCATCAACGTCGTCACGCACTTCTTCTTCGACGACCTCGTGACGCAGGCGGCTGCCATCGGCAACACCTCGCTCGGTCGGAACATCTGGATTCTGGACTTTGCGGGCATCTACCCGTTCACCGTCTCCACGGATCGGACTGTCACCAAGACCAATCCCAATGCGTTGCAGGGGATTGACGCCACCTACGCCTGCACCCCGAAAATCTACACGGAGCAGAAGACGCTCAACAGCTTCACGATGGGTATGCACGTTGAGTGCCCCCGTGCGAGCATCGTGTTGGAGAACGTCGGCGAGGAAGTCCCTGACGCCACTACGGATGACGGCAGCAGCGTCTATCCGAACGATGGCTCCGGTGTGACCACCACGCCTGCGGACTAATCGCAGCGGCCCAAGAAATTGCGCCGGGCCGTTCAGAAACTCTGGACGGCCCGGTTTTCTTTGGATACTGTCCCGCCTATGCGCTACTTCAAGAAAGCAATCCTCAGCCAAAACATCTTCAAAGACCGCGATGGCAAGACTATCGCATGGGAGATTCTTCCGGGTAACACTGGCGTCATCGCCCTCGACCCGGCCACTAAGGGTCAACTTATTGAGGACTTGGTGAAGTCCATCAATCGCCGTGGTATCACCGAGATCGACGACGCTCGCTACGTCGAGTTAAAAAAAAACCGCAAGAACTTCAAGCCCGCGACAAAATTATCCAGCTTAGGCGGGCCAATGCGCGTCCTCCGCAACGACCTCACCCCCCGAAAACAAGCGGCTGCTCCGTCTGTGGACGTCGCCGCCAGCAGCAACCCCAGTGAGCCCAAGCCTGAAGCGCAGCCGAACACGCCGCTCCCGAAGGGTGATGCCACCCTCGCTGAAGCGGTGCAGCCCGCCCCCAAGCCAGTCCGGCTGGGTCGGCCTCGCAAGCAGCGCTTTGCGGAAGCTCCTGAGCCTGTAGCAGCCTGAACGTGCCCTACACCTACGCCAACCTGAAGTCCGAGTTGCAGCCGCTCCTGTGGCCACAGGGGGAGGCGGAGAACCTGATTCTCCCGCACAACAAGTTCTTCACGGAAGCGTTGATTGAGATCCAGCGTTGGGCGGACTGCTATCAATACAACAACAGCCAGCTCTACCGGGCCTGCTCGCGGTTCTACACCTGCGGCTTGAACGTGATGGAGGCTCCCGGCGCATTGGTTGCTGGGAGTATTGCCAACACGATTCGTCGTCTGTCCGTTATTGACCAGATTGACCCGGCGACACAGCTCGAATCAGCAGCGGCTCCTGACCAGTGGTGCTCCCGCATCTACTACAAGCAGGTTCCTCACTGTGAACTCCTGAAGTATCAGCAGCAGGTTGCCTCGTGTAGTAGCTGTGGTGGCAACGCCAACTTCAGCGGCCTGTTCGGGTTCCCCGGTGCGTCGTGCCAGAAGGGGAACTTTCCTACGCCGACCGATGCGGAATACCTCGCTGACCCCGGCCTGCCCCTCGGACATCACTACCAGCCGCAAGTCTCCACGGATTCCCGATGGGGCCGCTCGCGGCATGGTGTCTGGTCGCTGGAGAGGGGGCGTATCTACCTCGCGCCGTGGCTCCAGAGCACCGAGACGGTGATTGTGGAGTGGGACGGCATCAAGGCCGACTGGGATGACCTTGACCTCGTGGTGGACAACGCACAGCTCAAGCGGGCGGTGCGCTACTACGTCCTCTGGAATCACCTGAAGGACTACGAGCGGGACGACGTGGCGGCAGCGCAGGCGGAGAAGGACTGGATCATGGCTCTGCGCGGCCTCATGCGGGATTGCCGCGAGGAAACCCGTGTGCGCGGCTGCGAAGGCAGTAATGCGCGGCAGGCTGACATCATTTCGCCTGAGACTGGTGTTCCAACCGAGGCCACGTTGCAGTATCCCAACAACGGTGGTGGGGCAGGCGCAGGCAGCGGTGGCGCTGGTGGCGGTGTGCCTGGATGCGCTGCTGTTGAAGCACCTGAGTTCGACCCGCCTTCAGGTGCCATCGTCACGTTCCCGACGTGGGTAACAATTACGTCGGCCACACCTGGAGCAACGATTTACTTCACGACCGACGGCACGGAGCCTACCCGAGCGAGCTTCCTTTACAGTGGCCCCTTCCGGCTGGCTGCGGGGACTTCGTTGAACGCGGTGGCGTTCCTTGGGGTTTGCCCGTCACCTGAGAATTCGGCTGACTACATCTCAGCGCAGGACTACCTGAACCCCGAGGATGACCCGACGAAGACCGGTTCTGCGCCGGAGCTTACAGTGCTTTGCACCGACACTGACCGCGCTGGTCGCTGGTATATTTTCACGCCGGACGGCAGCAAGGACATCAACTGGCGGCTTGAGTTTGCGTTCAATGCTGGCTCAACCGTGAAGCGGCTGGAGATGTTCGAGACGGATGAGAACGGCATTTGGTCAAGTGGCCGAGCGTGGTCCACGCAGTATCTCATCAATGGAAACTTCGCCACCTTCCCGTTGGTGCTTGATGACGGAGGCCAGATCAACAACGCCTACACCACCAACTTGAACGAGCCGGGTGAAGACCCACACACTTGGGCGATGTTTGGGGAGTCGGTCGGTCGTCCCAGCTCTGGGTCGCACTACAAGCTGATCATCTATTTGGAAGACGGCACGAAGTTCTACACCACGCACAGCATTGAATGCGTTGACGAAGACCCTGAAGATCCTAACTGCGAAGAGTTGCAGTCCCAAGATGGCGAGGTCAGCTACTCCTTCAACATTGGCACCAAGCTGGGTCCAGATGGGACCATTGTTCCGGCAGTGGTTGTTACTGGAACTTGGGTGGCATTCGTTTTGGACCAGCAGTGGATTCTTGGTCAGGTTAGTGCTGTCAGCGCGGATGGCAGCGCTGTCACCCTTGATGGGTTTGTTGCTGGTGTGAAGTATGCACCGGGCGACGTTGTTGTGCTTGATGGAGTTGCAGCCAATGGAATCTCCGCTGAAGAAGGCTGTGTGGTGCTTCCTGACTTCCCGCATCCAGTAACCACGCTTCCGCCTGTAACTACGCATCCGCCGCTTGCGCAATGTGAAGATTGCGCCGAGCAATTAACGCTTACATGGTATGACTCTGATGGGACAGTTCTTGATTCAGCAACCATAACCAGAGATCCGCAAGCTGATGCTCCTTGCTCTTGGCAGGGAGTATTTACAGGCGCGTATGCTCCGACGACTTGTGGCGTGGACCAATGGAGCGAGGATGAATCCACATGCCCCGGTGGAGCTACTAACAATGCTTGGATCGCAGTCGAGTTCTCTTGTCAGCAGTGGGCGGTTGCTCCCGGAGGAAACTGCCCAGTAGGATTCTACGGCAACGCTCAAGAAAACTCTCCGCAGCCGACTCCTTACATAGTCATCTCATAGTGGGAACACAATGCGCTTTGACCGAATCATAGAAACCCCTTGCGAGACGCCCGGTAGCAGCGTGGCCACGACGACTGGCAGCGACTCCACGAGCACCACCGGCAGCGGAGCCACCAGCACGACTGATGGGGATGGCACCACCACGACGCCTGCATGAAGATTTCGTTCGTCCCATTCCACGGCTTCCGAGTGCCTATCATTGGAGTGGACGAGCAGGAAACGCTGAACGAATGCGCTGATTGCCACGACCAGTTCGACCTGCTACAGATTCGGCTAAACCAAGACGGGCGGTTTAGATGCGACCGATGCACAGCCCGGAACGACAAGTATCTGACAGAACAACATGCGCTTCGTAATCAAGTATCCCACCAGGGGCAGGCCGGGGCAGTTCATCCGGCAGGTGCAGAAGTATCGGGCATTCCTTTCCCGCCGCAATCCAGTCCGCTTTGTGGTGTCCATTGACGAGGACGACCGGACGATGCACGCCGCCGACGTGCAGGCGTTCATCTCCCGGCAGCGCGACATGAAGGTTTATACCGGAGCGTCGAAGGGGAAGATTGAGGCTGTCAACGCGAACTTCGACAAGCTGGGTGACTACGACGTGCTCATCCTCGCCTCTGACGACATGGTGCCACAGGTGCGCAACTACGATGTCACCATTGAGCAGTTGATGATGAAGCGCTTCCCAAATCTGGACGGCTGCCTGCACTTTGATGACGGCCTTAACAAGCACGGCCTGAACACGATGCCGATAGCGGGGAAGAAGTTCTTCGACGAGCAGGGCTACATCTACCACCCGGAATACATCTCGGAGTTCTGTGATGACCACTTTATGAAGCGGTCGGAGAAGATGGGTAAAAGCGTCAAATCCAACCTGTGCCTGTTTAAGCACGAGTGGATGAAGGCCAGCGGAAAGGATAACACCTTTATTCGGAACTCTGGATTCTGGGACCGAGACAAGGCCACCTATCAGAAGCACCTTGCGCTTGGCTTCCCCAAATGAATCCCTTCACCCTCAGCATCCTCATCTGCACCCTGCCAGAGCGTGCGATATTTCTGCGTCGCCTGATGGCATCACTTGAAAAGCAGGCTCGCGGATTCCCAGTCGAAATCCTGACCGACAATCGCGGCAAGAACATCTCCATCGGAGCCAAGCGGAACGCACTTATGAAGCGGGCCAGAGGGGAATACGTCGCCTTCGTGGACGATGACGACGAGGTGGCAGCGAATTACGTTCAGCTCGTCCTGCAAGCCCTCCGCTCAAAGCCGGACTGCGCCGAGCTGCGCGGTGAGATTACCACAGACGGGAAGAACCCGAAGCCGTTCGTCCACACCATCGCTTGCCAGAAGTGGCACGAGAAGGATGGCGTCTATTGGAGGATGCCAAACCACCTGAACGCGATTCGCTTCGATCTGGCACTTCAAGCTGGATTCCCCGAGAAGAGCTTTGGGGAGGACCACGACTTCA